TGGATTTGTCTGCTGGAACTGATGGAGTTGCTTTGACTACTGGTCAAGAACAAGTAGGATATCAAACTTTTGATGATTCAGATACTGAAAGTGTCGATTTAATTATTGGTACTCAACCTTTCAATATTGAAGCTTCTGCAGTTACACATTCGAATAATTTGATTGCAATTGCTGAAAAGCGTAAAGATGCTGTTGTATTCCTCTCTCCATACGTTGGAGCTACTGATGGTACAAGCTCTACTCCATTAACGGATGTTATGGATTGGGCAAATCAACTAACTTCATCTTCTTATGCTGTTATTGATTCAACATCACTCTATGTGTATGATAAGTATGCAGACGTGTATCGTTGGATTCCTGCATCTGGCGCAGTTGCTGGATTGTGTGCAAACACAGATAATGTAGCTGATGCATGGTTCTCACCTGCAGGTCTAAATCGTGGGCAGCTTCTTGGTGTTACAAAGATTGGATTTAATCCTAAGAAAGCTGAGCGTGATACTCTTTATCAAGGACGTGTTAACCCAATTGTTAGCTTCCCTGGTGAAGGTACAGTACTGTTTGGCGATAAGACTGCTCTGGCTCGTCCATCAGCGTTTGATCGCATTAACGTACGCCGCCTATTCATTATTCTCGAGAAGGCTATTTCAGCCGCTTCACGGTTCCAGCTGTTTGAATTCAACGATGAATTCACGCGTGCACAGTTCCGTAACTTGGTTGAACCGTTCCTCCGTGATGTAAAGGGTCGTCGTGGTATTACCGATTTCTTGGTAGTATGTGATGAAACAAATAACACAGGAAACGTCATTGATTCTAATCAGTTTGTTGCTGATATATACATTAAGCCGGCTCGTTCTATTAACTTTATTACATTGAACTTCATCGCTACAAGATCTGGCGTTGATTTCAGTGAAATCGTCGGTCAATAAGGAGTATAGACAATGGCTATCTTAGGCGTAGATGATTTTAAATCAAAACTGACTGGCGGTGGAGCTCGTGCTAACCTATTCAAAGCAACAGTTAACTTCCCAGCGTATGCTGGAGGTGATGTTGAGTTGACATCCTTTATGGTTAAGGCTGCTCAGTTGCCAGCTTCGTTGATTACTCCAATTCCTGTTAACTTCCGCGGTCGTCAATTGCAGATCGCTGGTGATAGAACATTCGAACCATGGAACATTACTGTTATCAATGATGCAGGTATGGAAGTCCGTAATGCGTTCGAGCGTTGGATGAATGGAATTAATCAACACAATGCAAACACTGGTTTGACTAACCCAACAGATTATCAAGCTGATATGATTGTTGAGCAGTTAAACAAAGAGGGTAATGTAACTAAGCGTTATAACTTCCGCGGTACATTCCCAACAAATGTTTCAGCAATCGAAGTATCATATGATGCTGAAAGCACTATTGAAGAGTTCACAGTTGAGCTACAAGTTCAATACTGGGAATCAGATACTACATCATAATAAAAGTACGGGGAGCCGTGGTGGCTCCCCAGCTTTAAGGAATTCAAATGGCAGAGTTATTCGGTTTTGAAATTAAGAAAAAGTCACAGGAAGACAAAGACGACAAAAAGAAAGTCTCATTTGTAGCTCCCTTTGACGAAGATGGAGGCATGCAAGTTGCTGCCGGAGGTTACTATGGTCAGTACCTCGACATGGAGCACAACAAAAGCCAAGATGATAAGACTCTGATCATGCGGTATCGCGATGCTGCAATGCAGCCAGAATGTGATGCTGCAATTGAAGATATTGTTAATGAATCTATCGTTGCTGACGAAGAATCATCTCCTGTGTCACTCAAGTTAGATGATTTGGAAGCTGGGGATAAAGTAAAAAAAGTCTTGCAGGATGAGTTTGATCAAATCCTCAAGCTCCTGAATTTTAATTTCTACGGGCATGATATCTTCCGTAGATGGTATATTGATGGTCGGTTATATTATCATATTATTATAGATGAGGCTAATAATAGCCGTGGTATTATTGAATTACGTCCAATTGATCCTACAAAGATCCGTAAGGTTAAAAAATTAATTAAAGATAAGGATCTTAAAACTGGCGTTGAATTGGTTAAGGGTGTTGAAGAATACTTTGTCTATGCTGATGAAGCATTAGGAAAAGCAAACCAAGGGTTAAAAATAGCAAAGGATTCTATCTGTTATATTACTTCTGGGATAATGGATGCACAACGTAAGAAAGTAGTTTCTCATCTTCACAAAGCGTTGAAGCCAGTAAATCAACTTCGTATGATGGAAGACTCATTGGTTATCTATCGTTTAGCTCGTGCACCAGAACGCCGTATTTTCTATATTGATGTAGGTAACCTTCCAAAAGGTAAAGCTGAAGAATACATGAAAGCCATTATGACTAAGCACCGTAACAAGTTGGTGTATGATGCTCAGACTGGTGCTATTCGTGATGATCGTAAGCATATGTCTATGTTAGAAGATTTCTGGTTACCTCGACGTGAAGGTGGTCGTGGTACTGAGATTACTACACTTCCCG